TATTAGTTCGTCGTCAACTAGCTCAGCCTTAACGAATGCATCTGCATTTGGATCGGTCGATTGGATAAACTTTCGAAGATTGGCAATAGTAATAGCTCGAGTCCTGCCGCTTGAGTCCTGCCATACCACTGATAAATCGGAATCATCCAGACTAGGAATCTGGGTTAACCTGTTAATTTTTGTCATGTCTGCTCCGTGAACGTGTTCAACATAGAGGGCGACTTCCCTGTCACCTACTTTATTATAAATAACAAATGCAGAAATAAAAGTTAAATAAACCTTGTAACATAGTTAATGTTGGTTTATAGTTTCTCTGTAACGTAGATAGGAGATAGAAAATGTTTGTACCAAAGAGTAAATATAAAGAGTTACTAGAAGAAAATAATCACCTAATGGAAATACTCTGCACTCAGCAAAAAAGGATTGATGAGCAAGATAGAGAAATACGTCAAATGAATAAGGTTGTTTTTCCTAATTCTGAGTCAGTTGCTAGTAAATTAAAGTCTAGAACTGAAATGATGAATGATGCCGTAAGGAATGGCTTAAGAGTTGGAAAGAAAAAACATAGAGAACTATATGTTGGCATAAATGACACAGCCTTTATTGATGGTCGTCCTTTCTTTCCATATCGTGAAGATATTGTAATAAAGGGCTACCACCTAGCGCATTACAAGTGGTCTTGGAAGCTAAACAAAGCCGTTAAGGTTAAGGGGTAATTATGAAAGAGCAAAAAATCAAACGAGGTCCAAAGCCTAGACCGGGCAATCATCAAACTGTAGTTATGAGAGTTCCGAAGTGTTTAACCAAAGATGTGAAAGATATGATCGACAATTTTAAAAAGGAGAATGGGTATGTGTAAAAACTGCAAAGCCTCATGTGTAAATAAAAAAATCAACGAAATTAAAGGTATGTTTTCAAAGGTTAAATTTGAAAGAATGGAAGTAACTGTTAGTAACCTTAGGGGTAGGGTTAGAGTTATTGGTGAGTCAGGGTATGGAATGACAAGAGAAGATAAGAATTTATTTATTGAGATAATAAATGTATCAAACTTAAACTTCGAAATTAAATATCATGGCGACATGCTTAAAAATTGCGATTACATTTTAGCTTTTGAGGTTTAACGAAAAGCCCCAATAATGGGGCTAGGAGGTTATTATGAGCGATCCAGTTACTAAACTAGAATTACTATCAGGGATAGCGGTATTTATTCTGTCGAAGTGGATGCTTGAGCGTAAGGCTGTAAAGCCTCGTTCAAAGTCTGCAAAGCCTTCTCAAACTGAGTAGAGCCCTTTGTTGTGTTTGCCAATTTAAGCAATGCATTGCGCACTGGCTTAGATTGGTAAGCACGATAAGCCGCCGCACTTCCTAACGTAGCCGCAACCGTCGAACCCAAGTCAGCAAGAGCACTACCACCCAATAAGAACGGTGCAAGCCTTTGACCTGTAGGTGGATTGACAGCAGCATTCTGAGCCGAACGAGTTGCTTCTAACGCATTACGTAAACCTTCCAGCTCTTTTCTATCGCGACCCCTGAAGAATGTATTTAACGCTTTCTCATTGTTACCTAAATTAGTTAGGAATTGATTTACTGATAGCTCACCGCCCTTAGTTGCATCGTCTGCCAGCTTGCGAATTATTGCAGCCCTTGCATTGTCTCGGCCTTCACTATCGAGAGATGAGAACAACTGGCCACGCACAACGCTATCTTTTGAAAGTAAGTTTCTGTCAATCTGCTCTGGGCTCAAATCGTCACCGGCTTGCAACACTTTCTTGATGCGTCCTTTCTTTAGCTTCTCAGCTTCACGACCGTATACTGCATTGCCTCGTTTGTACTGTGCGAACTCTCTTGGAGTAACAGCGCTTTTTACTGTTTCGTCCATATCCTTTGTCATGGCGCCGTATACTCGCTTCATTGCCGCATCTTTACGGTTGGACTTCTCGCCAAACTTGGGAGCAATGTCGTCACGAAACGTTGTTCTAAGATCGCGCAAGTCTTCGATGTTGCCTGCCGCTTTAACATCTGCTAGATAGTCCGATAGGGTATTGACTGAACCTTCGTCAATGACCTTTCTGGCCTCGCCACTTGGTAATTCAGTTAGTCGGGTTAACTCTTGCTCGATTGCGTCAATGGTATTCTGCTTATTAAGCTCTACGTTTTTAGCTTGAGAGATAGCGTTATCCATTGAGTTGATAGCAGCCTGATTTATTCTCTTTTTCTTGCCAGTCAGAGAGGCTTTTATTTCGTCGTATGAAGGCGCAAATTTTTCAATGTATGATTCAGCAGCTTGTTGCCTCCCTGTTTGTTGTCGTGCTTGCTGACCCGCTGTAAGTGGATTCATCTCCCCAACGTTTGAAAATATTTTACCAGGTAAAGTTTCAGGTGCAATTACATCTTCAGTCCTTGCCTTTAATCCTTGGGATTCGATATCGGCTATGTTACTTGCGGCCTCTTCTGACATATTACCTTTAGTGCCACGGAATGCAGCGCCCAAAGCATTTTCTAGACCTTTACCTGCTCCACCCATTGCGCCAGCTAGTGCAACTTCTTCAGGGTTAAACTCGCCACCAGTAGCAGAACCAGCCCCTTCAATTGCTGACTGAGTTAATGCAGCCTTACCAATTGCGGCGGGAATAGTTGCAGCCCTACCAGCCGGAGTAAAAGCAGCAGCCTGACCAACAAAGTTAGTTATATCAGATGTTGACACACCTGGCGCGTTTAACACGTAGTTGCCTGAAGGTAGACCAACTACAACGTTACCTTTTTCATCCGGTGTAAATGTAGCTTCTGGATAGTTTGACTTAATGATTTGCATTTGCTCTTTGGGATCGCTTGTCGTCATTAGTCCAGCAGCAGACTTAAACGCGGGCATTGATAGACCTTTCTCGTAAAGACTACCAAGCGAATCAAGGAATGGTTTATCACTTGCAAACTCAGATAGACCCCCTAGTTCGGGCGCACCTGTTATCTCATTTAACCCTTCAATGGCAGAAGTTTGTCGATCTGCACCAGTCACAATATCAGTTAACTGTGGTTCTCTTTCCTGTTGAACTGGTTGCACTTGCTGTTCAGGCTGATAGTTTTTAATCATACCCGCTATACGGCGGGCACCCTCTGTATCACCTGCTTTATCCGCATTTCTTAACGCGGTCATTAGTTGCTCTCTGCTATAGCTCATAGATATTTACTCAATAGGTCGTCGTCTGAAAGTTGATCGGCGCTAGTCTCGTATCCCTTCCTGTTAGCTTCCTTTTTGTAATTCTTAACTACTCTACCATAAGCGTCATTGATTGTATTTAGCTCTTTCTTTAAAGCCTCTTCGCCCATCCCTTCACGTAGACGACTTGATGCAGACGCGATAATCTGGATGTCTTTGTCGGTCAATGGCCCAGACATTACACCAAGGTTTTTAATGGTCAAAGAGTTTTTGATGTTATCAAGATAAGCAGCAGCTTCATTCTGTGTCGGAGTTCTTAATGACTCTGGCACTTTGCTGTAATTCATAAACCCGCTAACAGAATCAATATAATCATCATTCTTTAGGAACTCATCAACAGCCTTGATATTCTCATTGGCTGAAGATATGGCGCTGTCGATACGGTCCTTATCTTGAGCTCTAACCTCATCTTTCTTGGCTTGGTTATCATCAATCTTTTGTTGCAGCTCTTGCTTTTTAAGATCGTTAGTCTCGCGCTTTTGCTGTGACTCAAGTTGTTTTTGCTGTATCTCTAGCTTCCTTAACTCTTGGTCGACCTTTTTATTCTCAATGGTAGCAGCTTGATACTCGGTCATTCCTTCAGCAGCTTGCGGTTTCATATCCATATAGCTTTTAGCAAACTGTGCACCTTGACCACCAAATGCACTAAGCAAAGGAATTGCACCCCTCTCAAATTCATCAAAAGGCTCACCGATTGACATAGCCAAGTTTTGAGGATTACCTCCAATAGCCGCGATATCTTGCACACCTTTAGTAATGATCGCATCCTTTTGCTCTGGATTCTGCATTGCACTGATTAGCGTGTCAGACATAAGTTGTTTGGTTTGATCGTTCTTGAATCCAATGGCATCTTGAACCATACGGTAAGCAGCCGGATTGCTTAGTCCATACTCGTAAAGCTCTTGGGCCGATGCATTGTTAGCATAAAGGTCGGATAGTCCCTTCATTGCTTGCATGTCTGCTTCTGCCGCTTGTTGCTGTGCTTGTCGAGCTTCCATCTGTGCTTGCTGTTGTGCCTGTTGCTGTGCTTGCTGTTGCTTGAACTGACCGAAGTCACCCAGTGCATTTGCTAGACCAGCCATAGAATTTTGAACGATACCGCCATAATTTAGAATGCTCATTAGAATAACCCCGCCTTTGCTGCACTAATGCCAAGTTGACCTAATCCCATTGCAGTCTGAAATGGAGCCATTGCCTTTTGTGCTTGCGCCTGTCCTGCCATTTGATAAGCGTTACCAGCTTGAGATGCATAGTTTTGACCAGTACTACCAAGATTAGCAGCAGCATTTTGCCCCATGTTAACAACGCCCATGTGTCTATTGAAGTCGTCCGCCTGTCTAGCGTATAACTGACCTAAGTGTTGCTGTCCCATCTGTGGCGCTATCATCTTGAGAGAGTTACCCGTTGATGTATTACCCATTCCGCCCATTGCTTCACTAGCCGCTAATAAGTTGTTTTGTGCTTCACTACCCATTAGTGCATATTGCTCGGAGTTGTAATAATCCTGCAATGCTTGTTGCTCATCAATTGGCTTAAGCAAGTTAGTTAGACCAGGTATAGCACCCTGACCAGCTTGCATGAATGGATTTAAATTTGCTTGTGTTTGTTCAAACATCTGCTTTTGCAGTTGCGCCGCTTGATTCGCTGCATTAGTTTGGGCATCCGCTGCCGCATTGGTCCCAGTAATGTCACCTATTAAGCCGCCCACAGCCTTACCTATTCCGCCCATTATTTAGCCCTCTTGTAAGTGTTGTATGTTAAGACTTTGCCAGTACTAGCGCATTCTATTTTGCACTGTCCGACATATTTAAAGCCTGTTCTCATTGCTAAGTTTATCGCTTTTTTGTTGCTAGGTAAAATTGTGGCGTAAAAGTCACAATTAAAAGAGTTCATTATCTTTTCAGATATAGACCTTATTGGCCTAGTTGCTTGTACGTGGATCTCTCTTCCAATGCTACCCCTGTTAACTACCGCTATTGTCCATCCTTGACCAAAGAAAAAACGAAAGGGCAGATACTCACTGCCCCATTCTGGAAGAAGATTGCATTGATTATGCTTCTTCATTTATTAAGTTGCCTCTTTTATGCTTAATATTTCATCTATCTTATCAGATATTAGCTTTTGATTCCTGCTTATCTGGTTTATTGCATCAACCAACGACTGAGTGTGAACCTTACTATAGTCGTCCGGTGCATCATCAACACTTAGTGATTCAATGTTGAGGCTTTCTAGCTTTGTTGCCTCAATAAACAATGCCGCAGCCGTTGCCACATCTTGGTAGTTTTCTTTCAGTGACAGACTCCAGTTAGCTGGGTACTCACTCCACGGCAAAACGTCGACTTGATCAATTGCCATATCCAATCCTTACTTTAAATGATGATAGATTTACTGTCTCTTTAGAAACAACCCTCAGCTTAAAGCCTATCGACTCATTAACCCTTCCAACGTTAGATATAAAAGCTCGGTTGAGGTACTGCCTTGCGTCATTGTACTGCATTCTGAACTCGTTACCGTATGACCTGCCATCAAGAGTTATGCTAATGAACACTGATTGAAATTGGTTAATGTGACCGAATATTGATTCAAACTCTAAGTCAAATAGTGGCACGGCTCCCTTCCCGTTGTTAACCCGTAAAAACGGAGTATAAACAATCATTTCAGTATCAAGTCCATTCTGACTAGATATCGATTCATCAAGCTTACCAACACGCCCCAAACTACTATCGCCTATCGTTAACCCTTCCTCGTGATTGTAAACAACATGACGACCGGAATATTTATTGTCTACTGCAATTCCGCTTTTAAGTTGAAACCATACACCCTGATTGGCTTCATAAACAAACGTCTGATTAGGTAGCGTGACCATTAAAAAGTCCTGACCATCCTTTAAGAATGCATCGAGTAACACATCCTGAAGTTCAGACTCTTTATACGAGTTTATGATTCTGTCGATTGTTGGAGTTGATATCTTCTGATACGAGCCTGGAGCAACCATTGCAATCTGAAGTGTTCCATCTTTCTCACTACCAATTGCTGCAAAGTTACCCTTAAATCTGCACACAGCATGAGTGGATACTATGCCAAATTGTGTCTGCATTGATTTCTGTGAGGCGTATATACTTTTCGCATTGCCAGTTAGGCCAAACCACTGACAAACGTTACGACCGAATACAGCAATGAATTTACCCTGCCAACTCCTAACCGCTTTATTGTCGTCTGGGTCTGCTTCTGTTGCATAGAATGGCGCTACATAGTCAGGCCTTTGCTCTGGGCTAGTATTAGGATCGCCACCGATACCGCCAGCCAATGCAGTACAACCAAGTCTATTTTTATTAATCCAAACATAACGGCCCTCGTGTCTATCCATATCTATCACGCCTGATAGGTCATAGTTTGACGGATCGCTGTCTTTTGCGTATTCACCCTCAGCCCAGTTCTTTAGCTCGGTTACAATCTCATCCCTGAAGTATTTAACCTTCTGATCGTCGACAAATGCCGTGCTGTTAGGAGAGTGACAGATATTAGTCAGTTTATCGCCTGTTATGTCTGCAACCTTTTTAGTGTCTTCGTATAGCTCTTTACCCAAAACTCTAAACTCTTTACCAATTGCACTATTGTAGTGAGCTCCAAAACTCGCACCGTTACAACTAAAGTAAGTTTTAATTCCAGGAAATGAAAGCATGTAACCATTTGCTGAATCGGTTTGCGCTGTAGTTGGAACCATATTGACTGGCAAGGCATCCAAGTATCTAGCGTCTTTAGTTGTTCGCGTACCTTTCATTAGTGGTAGTTGTGGCATGTATCACCTCAAATCGTTAAGTCGTCAATCTGTCCATTCTTCTCTACTGTCAGATTATCATCTTCCGCTTGATAATCGCTAAATCTGTACCCATCAAAGCTGTTACCTGAACCCATATATAAGTCCGTGTTGCTTTCTCTTTGGATTAGCTCGACTGGGAATAGATTGCTATATGCTATCGAAGCACCCGAAGATAATTGAGGATCGACAATTAAGCCACGAGATGAAGCACCATGAATAGCTAAATTCATTGCCACCGCTGAAGCATCACTGATTCTAACTCCACTATCCTCTGTTGCATCTGGTTCAATGCCAAACTCTGATAGTTTGTAGCCAATGTGTAAACCTGCATTAGGCCAGCTTGCGATCATCATTTCAAGGAATGTCAGAAAGTCAGTTTTATCACTCGGTGACGGTTGAATTAGCGAACCTGACATAGCTAGATACTTTAGAGCCTGATCGACTAGTTGGCCCTTTGTTATTTCATTATCCATTTTGTAGCTCCTTCAATTGTTTCTCTAAAGTTGCAATAGATGAACGGCCACCGGGTTTACCACCTAGCTCTTTTATTTTAGCCCTCAAGTCAGCTTCGTACTCACTGCCCTGCTCTGGTATGGCCTTGTATTCCGCTTCAATTGCAAAGCAGTCTTCTAAATGTTCATACCATCCACCTTCAATGTAGCGCCTAAAACTTTTACTTGATACCGACTTAACAGTATATTCGCGTCCTTTCTTATCAATCCATGCTCCGCCTTGCTTGTATACGTTTTTCATATTTCACCCTTAACAAAAAAGGCGACCGAAGCCGCCTTAGTTCTAGTTTATTGGTTTAAGCTTGCTTATCCAATATTACACCAACTTGCGATGGTAACCAAACTTCCATATCAAAGAAGATAACAACCTTCATTAGCATAGTCTCTAGGTCTGGATCGTACCAGTAAGTAAAGCGCATTGGTAGACCTTGCTCTGTTGTTGCGTCAACCTTATCAACACCGCCACCTTCAACAGGAAGATTACCAGGGATAAGCTTCATTGCATCTTCAGCCCAGAATACAGACGGGTTATTGTTAGCAATGTTAAGGAATGTAATAGCAGCGCTATCGGCAGCAGCAGCAGAACAGTTACGGTAAGGGCCGTCAACGATGATGGCTGGCGAGATATTCACAGTAGTGCCGTTTTTAACAGACATTACAGTGAACGTCATGAGCTCGCTAGTGTCTTCACGTACTTCAGGGTTTAGACGGTTAACATCTGCAATAGTGAACTTATCACCAGCTTTCAACCCAGCAGTTGCAGAAACTGTTAGCTCCATAACACGGTTATCAATGTAGTTATCGTTAGCATCTTTAGTCTGAACAGTATGAGATTGCTCACCAGTAACAGTTACGCCAGCAGCATCTTGCTTTCCAAGAGTCAAGCGGTAATCAGCACGTACAGCTTTATCGAATCCACCAATTTGATTAGGGATGATAGAGCGCTCATATGCATTCTGAGGCAATCCGCCGTGATACTGGTTAAGTGCAAGCTTGTCGCTCAACTCTTTATAGTGTGGCAAAGAGACGTGAAGACAAGATGAGTATCCACCTAGACCTGCATCAAGCATTAGTACTTCAGCAGCAGACGCATCACTTTGATCAATGGCTGTATCAGAAGTTACAACCATGTTCGCATGAGCAATCGCTTTTTGATAACAGTAAGTATCAACCTTATTGCGAATTTCACGAGCAAAGCCTTTAACAGCCATTTCACGCAAACGTGGATCGCGTAGTTCCTTAGTCTTAATCGCTGTCTTAATGTATAGAGACTTGTTGCGACGAATAGGGATTAAGCGGTCAGTTAGCGCTTGAGCATCTGAGTTATCAGCTTTAGATACGAAGCCGTCTTGAGCTTCAAAGCGGAAATCTTCAGGAAGGTACTCAACGTCATCATAACGCTGGCCTTCTTCATCACCCATGTTGAAAGTAGGAATTGACTTCGAGAAACCAGAAGCTTGATCTGTTTCTTCTACTACCATGTCAACTAATGTGTGTACGTCTTTCAATAAACTATTATTTGGAGCTGTCATTTTTCGTTACCCTTATTGTTTTGCGGCTTTCTTGAGTGCTTTGTACTTGTTATAGCTTTCAATTGAGTTGTCAGCCATCCAAGCCTGTTTAGCATTTTCTATGGCTTGAGCCATGTTGTCAATTGGGCCACTTGAGTTAATTGTCGGTTCTGGTTGCGTATTAATAGGTTTGCTCTGTCTTAGTTGAACTTTTGCTTCCGCCCTCTTTAGGACATCGGCAACGGCAAATGGATTTCCAGCTACCTGGTTAAGTTCAACTAGCAAGCTAGGGTTTTTATTCAGCGCTACGTTAGCTTTTGCAATGTCAACACCTGCTTGTTTAGCAATGTTGGCAAGTGCAATAACTGTCTGCTCGTTACCGCCAAATTGTTTAATCTTTTGAACTAGCTCGGATTTGTTTTGTGAGTAGTCCGGTAGCTTGTTCTGTAGTTCCTGCTCACTTTTGTAGAGATAAAATTCAGCTTGCTCAAACTCTGAGTTAGAGTGTTGCTGTGGTGACTGATTACTAACTTGCTCTTGTTGCTGTTGTACAGCAGCTTGAGGTTGATAGTATTCACGCGTCTTTTGTTGGTATACCGCTTCGTCATAATCACATGATTCTAACGTAGGTGGCGCACCTTTTTTCATCTCTGCTACAGTGCCTCGAAGATCATCAAGTTCACTCTGTATTTTTT